TCTGTACCCCATTTCCACGTTTGAGGTCTTTTATAACCTTTCAGAAACAAATAACCGCAATCGGTTCTTGTTCAAACTAGGCACTTCTTTTTCCAATGATTGTTGCCAACAATCATCTCTACATACCTTTCAGTACACAAAACCGCCTCCGGTACAGTGAACAATGAGAGGACCGATAACGGTCGCGTAGTCTAGACAAGCTGGTGCCAAAGCTGATGCCAAAATCGGTGCCAACCTCCGGGCGATAATCCAAAATCGGAAACGGTTTCTTCACTCAATCGGTTGAATAAACAGGCAAGATCCTTCAAGTTCTTGGCAAAGATTCTAGACGTGTGTGCCAAAGACCGGGTGCGGTCTAATCTCCCGCGCGCGGGTATATCTTGTTCTATGTATACTATTGGTCAGTTTAAATTGGACAGAGACACCCAACAAGTAATAGTCATACACCAGTTTATTATAATTAGTATTTACATTAAGTATTTACATTATTTACTTCCTCGCTTCCGTTTTACAGACCTTGTTCTAGTTCCAGAAGTAACTCTTACAGATTTACCACGTTTTAGTACACCAGTTTGAAACAAAAATTTTCGACCCAAATTTGTTTGATCTAATTGTTCAGTTAATTTATCCTTTAAGTCAATATTCCAAAATTTATAATCTGCATACTGATCAACTTTTTCGTTTGTAGGAACTTTATCTGGGCATTTGGTTGCAAGTGATGTTATGAATCTGTAAGAATCATCAATAGTTGCAGAAGGTGGGATAACATTTAGGTGCCACCCTTCAATAATTGAAGGATTCATTGTATGTATAAAAGCTAAATTTTCAGGAGTTAACTTTACTTTGCAAAGCTGTAAAATTAATGCAATTTCATACTCTTCAACATGTCTTAAATAAGATGAAAAATTGGATGCTGGAAAAGCTGGACTCTCTTGTTTGGAAACCACAATACTAAATGGTGTTCCTCTAGTATTGTCCATTACAGTTAAAAATAATTGATTTTCCCAAGCTATACCGTTGTTTTGTCCTTGGGATCTTTGAATCCAATATGGCCTATTAAAAAGCTGTGCTTCACTTGAAACCAAAGAACCACTAGGAGTAGTAAAATAGTTGGAAGTTCCTATTTTTTTACCATCTGTTCTTTTTAGATAGAAGTCTTCAGGTACACCTTCTTTATCTTGAAGGCCAGACTTATTTAGCATGTGCCTTGCATACAATTGTTCTCTTCTAACATAAAAAAATAAAGCATCACCATAAGGGTCATTTGACATTTTTATGTAATCTGGATATTTACATTTTTGATCAACAATGTCCAATGGAACACCAGCCTTATTTTGTTGTAAAGCTTTAAAGTCTAAACATCCAAATCCTATATCTGCCATATCACCATCTTGTATAATGCTATTTCTTAATTCAATAGGAGGACAATCACCCCTCATGTGTTGAACCCCTGTACACCAGGTTGCTGAGGTCCAATGCTCTCCTGTTGCAGGTTTGCAGCCCAACATGAACATTTGAGTTTGCTTTGGATCAAAAGCTAAATTAACTCTATTATCTGGATTATCTTCAGTCTCATTAAATTTAGATGAATTTTCAACATCACTATTTCTATCAAAAAGTATATTTCCTGAAATGGCTACACCTAATGGTTGGCCTCTCCCTATCTGCAATCCTCTAACACCCCAAACTAGTCTTTCTTTTTCTGGATCAAACAAAGTTTTATCTCCAAAAGCAAAATTGTTAGGATCTGGCAAAAAAAGCCTAAATACTCTATATTGATTAGGAGATACTTTTGGCACTGTAACTGCTTTTTTTTCATCGATTATTTCATAGTAAGGATGACCAACTGTAAGAAGGCGTTCTGAGCTGGCATGGTAAAAGACAGAAGTCCGTGTAATATAGTCATCTGTATTCAAGACTTTGGTTGTTGGTTGAGGCGGCAGATAAAATTTATTTTGTGCAGGAAGCCACACAGCCATCTGCAAAATTAAAAAAAAATAATTAAAAAAATGCTGCAGATCTTTTGCGCCTTTTTTTTTTGATTAAAGACGGATGCAGAAAAAAATCGTTGCTCTGCTGCCAATCTAGAACAATGACTGGGGTGTCTTCAGGATAAATGGGATAAAAGTCAGACTCTGAATCATGTTCTGTTGGATGGATTACAAGAACACCATTATAATCTCCAAAGAGTCCTGGCAACGGCTTAATAGAATTTAAGACCGATACCGGTCGCACATTCCGCCTTTCCCCAATTATCAGCTGCAAATCAGTGCCAACTGGCTCATAAACATCTAACAACTCACTATCAGAATAAGCTTGTAAAGACCCATTTAAGCTAACTACATCAAAATCACTGCCAGTAGAAATAACTGATTCACCACTTTGTTCTCCTACTAAGGAGTTGTTTAATGGCGTTAATTCAATAGATTCTGGAGAAATTGCTGAAACATCATAATAATAGTGTGTTTGTGGCCCTATGACAAGTCCACTTCTGGTCTTTATACTCCCATGCTGACCAAATCTACTAATTCTCAAACCTTGGTCAGTTCTAGAGAAATAAGGCCTAGATAAAGTGACTAGATCTTTAAAAGCTTCATGAGGAGCAGCTTTTGCAACATCTATTATATCTTGGTCGAATATTAAATCAACAGAATCCGTATATGCAGGATTATCAAAAGTTACTAATGATTTGGGCCTATTTATAAAAGCTTCATCAAATACCTGAACTTGTTGCAATCTTCTATTATAGTAATGCCTGGTACTTTCTACTTCTACATCAGGTCTAGGAGTGCTAGTAAGAAACTCTGTTTCTTGTACACTACGTGTAGATGTAGATAGTGAAAACTGTCTTAAAGGAATTTCTTCTCCTATAACTTCACCTCCTGAGTGACCCTCTATAAAAATATGATCAGTTGCTGAAGATTCCCCAGACCCACCTGTTGTAGTTAAAGATACCTCGAAAGTAGGATTGCTATACTGAGATCTTGTGAGTATTTTAGGAGGCCTTGTTTCAGGTATCACCTCTAATATAGCTGCACCATCATCTGTGGTGATCTTTGGAGTTTGTACAGGAATTGTACTTGGAGGAGATGTGAAACTAGTTTCAGCCTCTGTAATCAATGGAAGCTCATCTTCTACAATAGAAGGAAATTTAGGAGGTAATATGACTGCAGGCTCTTCTACAGCTATTGGAAATTCTCTTAAAGGAATTATTGCTGGACCTAAAGGGTTTACTGCATCTACTGGAATAGATTCACCTGGGCCAATACTGCTTATTGGTACAGTAGGCCTTATAGCTGTTACTCTTGTTCCCACCCGTACACCACTCCCAGTACCAAGAGGTACATATTCCCCAAACGTGGTCCCAGCTCCCCCTCTCCCAGTGCCTATACCCAAACTACCCAAAAAAACACCAGCACTACCATATTTTAGAATTTTGTCTGCTAGGGTATTATGCTCAAATTTATTGACAATGTCAGGCGGGCAGGTATTTGAGAGCTTGCAAGCAGGGTATATATCACTTGGGGCTGCACGGCGCTTGCGGTTTCTTTGCATTTTGCATTAAGCATCAAATCAAAGCATTGGATGGGGGTTATGAAGTCAGGCCGAACGCATTACCTGGTCACTATCACGATTCCGGTGCCATGTTTACTTTGAAAGACAACTTGGTGACGTGGGAGAGACTAACAGTTTTTATGCCTTAGATGGACTAGGTAGGACTGAGAATGCTAAGAGTTTGAAGGTGCTATCTATCTATGTACAATATCTATGTACAACGAGTTGTGTATGGAGGTTTACAAGCATGTGGTGGTATGACTGATGACACGCAGTATAAGATCTTGAGTTACTGGCTGCTAACAATTGATGGTGCAACGCGTATTTTTACACAGAGTCTAAAAGAGAGACACAGAGTATACAGAATATAGAAAAAGATTAGATGATCTCAGTTACAGAATTACACATTCATTCAACAACACAATTGCAGTTCAGTATGTACTTTACACTGTACTTGACAATGGATACTTAACAAACAAAACAAGTCTGTGGCTTAATGGTGAGACTGAATGATTGATGTTACTCATAAAAGACTGGTTCCACTAACTACTTTTTGTTGTTTTTTTTGGTCCCCTTCACCACACCCAAAAAAAGACACAATAAACCCCGTCAGGTCTGCTTATCTTATACTATACTATGTATGGTTATGGTATGGTTATGGTATGCAATGATATGTCTTATCTTACTTATCTTATCCTATAGTATATACTTAACCTATGCTTATGCTGATGCTGATGCTGATGCTGATGCCGAGCCTTATTCAGATGTTGCCTATATATGTGTTGCCTATATTTCAATAGTGTTTGGTCTGCTAATTCTTACTTATCCTTATCTTATGCCTATGCTTACTTAAACTGAGTGTACTATGCCCCATAAATGCTATAACCCATTAAATGACCCAAAAAAATGTGACACAGACTTAGGCAATGGAACCTTCAGTAAAAATTGTTCTCTTTGTTGTGTGTCCGTAAATGCTACCAGCATGCGATGGTTAACCTTCGGATCCCTCACATTAGTCCATTGCCAAGTTGTGCTCACTGTATCAAATAACCCCCCATACCCCTTACGTAATCTAAAACGTAAACATTTTAATGAATTAGGATTTCCTCCTAAAACAAGAAGTGGTGGATCCCGAGCTTCTTGCACAAGTCGCTCAAGTCTTCCTCCAGCTCCTGCTTGAGATGTGTGATGGCATCCTCCAACTTCTCCTGGAGACGGTGGTAGTAAGCGTCTTGCAGGGTGTTCCTTGGGCGGCGATTCTCTTTCTCTCCGTCCCCTCGAGACGCAGGGCGAGGCTCGCCGCCTATATCGTCTGGTTCTTCGTCCAGGAGAGTGAATTTTTTTCCTGGGGGTTGAATGTCTGGAGGATAGCCCCGATGAGGTGGGGTGCTCGGATTCACCCCCAGATGATGATCGAAATGAGCTAGTGGAAATAGCATTTTTGGTGAGTTTATGCAAAACTTCATATGCTCCAGTTTTGCCATATTTTTTTGATTCTTCCTCGAAGTTCACATAATACACTTTAACACCTGCCTGATCTAGGTAAAATAATCCTCTCTCATCTACTTGGCCTTCTGTTTTTTGCCATTTGTCATTATCATCTTGATAGTATATCCAGTCCCATAAAGTATACCTTGTGATATTCTCTGCTTTATTGTCAAACCTCACATCTATCTCTTTTCCACCTTTCTTAAAACAATACCGAGGTTCTGCAAGCAGTCTTTCTTTACTAGTGTCTTGTAGTGTCCATTTTTCAGAGCCAAAATTTGATTTGCCAAGACTTTGCAACATAAGCTCTTGCTCAATTGCTGCTCTAGCTTTTTGATGAGACACCTGCAGGGAAGGAATAGGTCTCATCCCTAGTCTAGTAATGCCATTCTTACGTGCATAATATAGCAGCACATTCTCTTTTCTGTTCAAGTGCCAATGTTTAATTTGGTCTGCAATTTTATTACTGTTTGTTTCATACAGTATGAGGAGTTGATCTTGTACATAGTCTAAGAGCTCGTTGAGAGTCTCCATCTTCCCCCTCTTCTTCTTGATCACTTAATTCTAAATGTTTCCAGAACCTTTTAAAGAAAGAGGCCCAACTTTTGTCATTTAAAGTATAGCCGGGTGCCCCATCCTCTTTTAAAGGAAATTCAGTAGCAAAGCAGAAGCAAGAAACTCTACTGCGAAGATACTTCCACCTCTCGTCTCCCATAAGATTTATATTAGTAGTAATTAGTAAGGGAGGGCATTTTAGTTGCAAAGGTGCCTTATGTTTACAATCTATACTAATAGTGTTTCCATCTAAAGCATTTCTCATAAATATATCAAAGTAGTCCCAGCATGGCTTAGTTGCATCATCTAGCAAACCTATTTTGGCATCTGAAAGAGGCTGCAACCAAAACTGACTTTTACTGTTAACATATGATATTACTTTTCCTTTCAAAAAACTTAACAATGACATACAAAACATAGACTTTCCAGTATTGGGTGGTCCCCAAATAACTAAACAATTTTTTTTTGGTACTCCTCTTAAAAACCTTTTAAAAACTGCTAAGAAAGATATAAATTCAATACACTGATATCTCAAAAACTTCACAATCTCTTTCCAGCTTTCTGAATCTTCAAACCCTTTACTCATTTTAAATATCCAATCTGACATTGTCATACGCTGCATTTCTGCTTTTCTATAATATCTGCACATAGTAGCACAGTCTTTTACATGTTTTGCTTGATTGTTTGAATTAAGAAATGCTGCTGCATTTTCATCAGTTTCTGCTTGCAATGCATACTGATATGCTATCTCACTTTCTTCAAACGCTTCATTATCATATGCCCACTGTATCATAGTAGATAAATCAAATGGCTTTTCACTTGCTAAATGATGACTTAGTAAAGTTTGCTTAGCTATCCAATCAGGCAAACTTCCAAATGTAAAGGCGCCATTAGCTAAGCCTCTATTATACCAATATAATGCACAAGCAGCACTTCGAGCCCTAGGTGGCTCTGCTAATATTTGACATGTCTCTAGTTTTAGCAGCGTTTTTAAAAGCTTTAGTAACGTTTCTCTACATTTCTGAGTCTTAAAATTTAACAACATTAAAGTACAACTACCCATTTGTGCAAAATAAATATAATTACAGTAATCTTGTAATACAGTTTTTGCAGCTTCTGCTCTAGAGTCATTCAAATATAATCCACATACCACCCAGTCTAAGCTACATGTCTTATCACATTTAAAATTTCGTACTAGCTCTGAGAAACTAATCCCAAAATTCGCTTTAAATTTAGCATAAGCAAATGCACGCTGATTCTTACTACTAAGCAATGCTTCCACACCATTTTCACCCCGAACACGCACATCTACCTCTGATAGCCTTTGTGTAACAGTATTGTCAACTTCATCACTGTCTTTTGTCCCAAATAGCTGCTTTTTCGCCTTTTTTCCTCGCCGCGGAGACAAGCTTATAGACTCTAACCGCGGACTCAAATCTACTACAGCCTTCTGCTCGGGACTGTGAATATACTTTCGTTTTAGGTGCATCAATTGCTCCTCTGTTTCTGCAAACTCCTGCTGTCGAAATAGTTGTAGGGAAATCCCCTGGCAATCACTGACAGCTGCATGGTCTACAAAATCTGAAAGATCACTCGTAGAACTTTTATCAAATAGCTCTTCAAACGATTCATCTACATCGCTACACTCTGCTTCCACAAACACCCAATCATTCAAATCTTCATTTGTACTGACAGTACCTTTATCCTCCATGGTTTAATCTATTCGTCTTTACACAAGACGAACAGAGAAAACCTAGAGTGAAGAGAAGTTCCTCAAGCTTCAGAATATCTTCTCCGTTTGCGGCACATACAAAGTGCAACCTGTTTTTACAGGTTGCACAGTCAATAGCTACCCTGTAGAAATCGCGATGTTCTTGCTCCTCCTCCTCGTCAGAAGGCATTTGTTCATAACAAAGCAGGTCAACTGCCTCAGCTTGCTCTGTCAGCACTATGTCGCAAAGCGTCGCTTGTTTCCCAATCATAGTTATGTCCACAAATAACAAAGATCACAAAATCCTCTGACCTTTCCCCTGACCTCAAACAATCTTTGATTATTTGCACTTTTTTGTATTTCCCGAGAATGCAACCTTTTGTAGCAAGCACTACACCTAATTCCAACTTCCAGAATTTCTTTACCAAACTTCTCTTTAATCTTTCTACAGTTGGTATGTTTTTTCTTATGGCAGGATCGTTCTATTTTGCTGCAAAGTCTTATGCATGCGAGGCAACACCCAAAAGCACACCCTTCTCTCCAAAGAAGTCGCAGAGGCGATTCATCAAACCTAAGTTTTTCAATGTTAGTCAAGAAGCGTTTGCAAAAGTGGCAAGGTAAAAGAAAATCAACAAGGGGAACCCCTGTTAGAGCCGCCAGACCTTTTACCGATGTCGGTCGAGCCAT